TTAAAAAAGGGGTATTGCTACCCCTATGTTTTTATCTACAAGATTTCATAAATTCTGTAATATTATTTTGGAATGTAATTGCTCTTTTGTAAGCATCCTTTCCCTCAAATATCTTTTCCCTTATATTATCTCCAAATCTTATAATTAATTTATAAGATGTTCTCTCAGGGTTCGTTAGTAATCTTGTAGATGTAGATCTGTCTTTGTACTTTTTCATTTGTTCTTTATATTAATTAAACTTTGTTTTACTTTGTAAAGATATAAACATTTTATTAAAAAACAAATTAATAAACAAAATATTGTCCTTTATTTGGATTTTCTAACTGATCTGTTAGTGCATACCTTGCTGCATCTATACAATCAGGATGTGAACCTGTTGGTTTACTTGTAGTGTTACCATCTTTATCTTTTGCCCATACATATCCTTGTAATTCTCTTTTTAGGTTTCTGCTTCTTGCTGTTATGTATATTTCATTTTGGTTTATTAGGTTTATACCATATACTACTGAATCCCTACCTTTAGATACAGGATATACTTTATGACCATATCCTACAAGTTCAGCTATACTTTTTGGTTCTGCTGAATCTGCAATAATATTATCTTGTATATTGTTTGCTTCTAAAAACCTGCTTATATCTCTATTTAACATTCCTGTTTTATATAGCACCTCATCAAATATGTAAGCATTATTCCATTTATAAAGTGCAATAAGTGTAGATGGATCTATAGAATAACCAAAGTCCATACCATAGTTTAATAATCTTGCTTCTTGTGGTATGTTATCTATTTCTTTCCAATCAGGAATACATGCACCTGATAATGTACCTTGTAAACCTAATCCATATACATTCCACCAATTTTCCCAGTAGGTAGATGTCTTTGCTTTATCTCTTGCTTTCTCTATCTCTTTAACTATTGTTGGTGATAGTGCATCATTGTCTTTGTAGGTTAAAGTAATGTAATCTGTATCAGGTTGTCCTATTACTTCTTTATCTACCCAAAACAAATGTGTAGGGTTGTAATCTAACCATATTACATTAGATGTTCGTATAGATAGTTCACCATAAGCAGAAAAAGGAATATTAGAACACTCATTAATAAAGAGATCAGTTCTCCTGCTACCTCGTAATCTATCAGGTTGGTCTGTGCTAAAAAATTCAATATAGCTTCCATTAGTAAAAGTGTATTTAAGTGTTGTTCTGTTAAATTGTGATTCTTTGTATCTGCTTAATCCTTGTAGTATGCCTATAAAATCTTTTAATGCACCTCTTCTTAAACTTGGTACTGATTCTGCAACTACACTTATTTCTTTACCTCTATATCTTATTGCTTCATCTATTAATATACAAAGTATAGATATAGTTTTAGATGCAGATGTACCACCTTTTATAACTCTTGTTCTTTGAGTAAGTTTTCTTAATTTGGTAAGTGCTTGTGTTTTTTTGACCTGCATATAAGTTACAGATAAGAGTATGGTTATCTCTTAATCTATAAATAAAGGTACATCCTCTGAAACATTTATATTCTTTGTTTCTGTAGGTTTACCTGCATAGTAGTTGTAGAACAACTGTACATATTTAAAATCTCCTTTTTCAACTCCTGCTTTAAGTGCTGCGTATGCTAAAGGTTCTAATGGTGTTAACTTTTCTACAAGTTTTATTTCTTCTGCTTTAGGTTTTCTACCTGCACCATCTCTTTTACCACCATTATTTGATCTACCATCCAAGATTGAAAAACATTGATTAATCAATTATACAATAAAAAAAAGGTTAAAGTGTTAATTGCTTTTTTAACATTCTATTTTCATTTCTTACTTTTCGTAATTCTAAAAGTGCATCTTTATATTTTTGTCTGTAGTAATTAGATGGATCTACAAACCTTTCTATGCTTGTACTTTTGTTTCTAAACATTCTATCTAATTTACCATGTATTCTTTTGTAATCTTGTGCATCTTCATATTTTGTTATCACATCATCAAACAAACGTAATCCATGTAATACTGTTGCATGATCTTTTTTTACAGATTTACCAATACTTGAAAGTGTTGCTCTTGTATGTGTCTTACAAAGTTTATAGTAAATACTTCTTGCATATACTATTTCTCTTTGCCTTGATTTTACTTTTAAATCTGAATCTGTTTCTATTTCAACTATTTCTTTTATCTTGTCTAATTTCATCTATCTTTTTTTTAATTGTTGTTAGTGTATCATTTTTTACCTCATCTATTGCTCTTTGTATTCCTGCACATGCTTCATAATCTTCCAACACTTCATAGTAATGTATTGCCTTTTCTAATTCATCTATTGGTGAACCATTTGCTAAATCAGTAAGTGCCATTAAATAAAACTCATTTATTAGGTTTCTTTTCAAAATAAATATGTTCAATATTGTGTTTATCTATTAGTGCTTTATTTAACAAAACACCATGAGAGGTTAATGTTTTCACATATCTAACATATTCTTGTTTATTATATATCTCAATTAATGTATCTTTTTTAAACATATAAACCTCATCATAATTACCTATTATCCAAGTGTGTGTATTATCTTGTCTAAAGATACCTGATAATACAAATTTTGCATTATTAGGATTTGTTTTTTCTTTTATTTCTATATATAAATTACCTGTATCTTTATATTTTTTATCATATTTTATTTCATATCCCTGTATTGTTTCACCAATAGTATATTGATTAACCTCATCTTCAATTATGTCTAAATGTAATTGTTTTTTTTCTTGTAATTGTTTTTTTACATATTTTTCAAATTCCTTACCTTCTTCAAGTTGATATTTATAATTTTCAGTCATATACTATAATTCATTACCCCAACCATACCAACCATCTTTTTTAATATCTCTACAAAATAGTTCTATTTTATTTCCATTATTGTAAAGAGTATCTATTATGTTTAAAAATTCTATAGGTTTTTCACTATGTTTTTTTGTTTTTTCAATGCTTTGTACACTATCATATAGTTTTTTATTATCAGGTGTACAACTTCCTTTTGTAGCAACTAATAAAAATTCATGTCTTACTGAATTATAATGTCCCATATTATGTTTTATTTTATCCCATATAAAAGATGTTTTATATTTATAACCCCATTTTTTTATAGTTTCTAAACCATCTTCAAGTAGAGGAGAGGTAACCCATAAAAATAAAACTGAATTAGTTTCTGATATATTATTTATTGGTAAATCAAATATTTGTTGTAAAGGCATTGTATCATAATGTGTAAAAGCTGCACCTGTTAGATGTCCTTTTTTTTGGTCATTATATGTCCATGCAGGATCAGCATATATAACTCTAAACTTTTTATCTGTATTAAATATATCAATAAATGAGTTTGTTTCAATTTCTTTATCTACCCTTTTTTGCCATTGATTTTTAATATTTTGCTTTTCATGGTTTTTAACAGCAGCTAATAATCTACTTGTAGTAAGTTCTATTCTTTTTTCACTTTCTTGTTTTGCAGTTGCTATTTCTTCTTCAAATATTTCTTGTGGTAAAGAAGCTATTTTTTGAAACTCATGTGATTGTTTTTTGTTTATATCAAAATTAGATAAACTTGCTGAATCTTTTTTTCTACTTGTAAGGTCGGTTTCTTTTAGTAACCCACCTAATATTCTTTGTGTTCTTAACTTTTGTTCTGCTATTATGTTTTGTAACTCTGCATCTTTCTTTTCAGCTTTTGCCCAAGTTTCTATAGCTTTTACTTTGTTAAGATATTCAACTCCTGTTTCTATATCTCTTATTTGTGCTAATTGTTGTTTAGCATTATCTCTTAATTCTAAAGAATTTATCATAATACACCTCTTAATACATATTGATCTAAATCATTTTCTTCTTGAAAGAAATATCTATAGTTGCTTATTGCTTGTTTAAATTTATCTTCACCTCTTGCAATAAACTCATCACTTGTTTCAAATATACCAATATCAGTAGAATTTTTATCTACCACAATAAAACTACATTTATCTTTTTTAAACATCCTTTGGTATATGTATGCTTGTAGATCATAACCAAATTTATCTGCAGAGTATCTAAAGCTGTTTAGATCTTGTGTGCTTTTTATATCTACTATACAATCATCTCTTAAAATATCTGCTTTAGCACGAAAGGGTAAACCATCTAACATTTGTATTTCAGGTATTTCAAACTCTGCTTTGTTTAGTAGTTTTAGTACAGCTTCATTTCTTAATAGTGCATCTGCTAATCTTTCTGCTTCGTTTATCTCTTTTCTTAAATACACTTCTTGATGTTCTATCTTCGCATCTTTGTATGCTTTTGTATTTTTGGTAGTTGCTTCTATAACTTTTAGTTTTTTTATTTTGTGTGGTTCTAATACCATCCAATGTAAAAGTTTACCAAGTACAAGTGCTGCAGATTCTGTAGAACCATAATTCAAAACATTTCTATATGTCTTTGGTGATTTCAATAGCATCTTTAACGCAGAACTACTTAAAGCATTTTTACCTAACACACCATAATAAAACTCATCATCATAAGCCATGCTTATAATTTCTTCTTTGGAATATGTATCACCATTTAATAACGTAATCATTTTTTTTCTTTGAATCTTTGTTCTAATTCTTGCTTACATTTATTTCTGTAAGAATCTAAAAGTTCTTTGTTTGTAGCATCTCTTAATAAATCTAAGTTGCTCATAAGTTTGTAATATGTATTATACATGATTAATTGTTTTAAAGTTTCTCTAAATTAATTAAAATTTTATTAACAAACAAATATTTATACTCTCCAACAAATGTTGCTGTACTATGCCATTCTATGA